GGGTTCAAGCACAAGGAGGACATTTACGATGCGGATGGAAACATGGTGGAATTTGAATTGACGTCCGGATTCCGCATCCCCTTCCAGCCCGTCCAGGTTGAGGGCGAACATCCGAATCGAGAGGTGATTGAAACGGTCCGTGAGCACGGCGAGCAGATGCTGGTGGATGGCGAACCCAATGCCGCCGATCGCAAGCGCGCCGAGGAGATTTCGTATTCTGCCGAAGCATTTGAGTTTCTGATGTTTTCATTGTCGAAGGACGTGCAGACACCCGAGTATGCGCTGCTGCGAAAGGACATCGAGACATCCAGCAAGATGTTGTACAAACGACTTGACGCGTGGTTGAAGAAGGAGGCACTGTGGTCGGACGTTGCAGATCCCTCTGCGTTTGTCAACAAGGTCCGCACCCCCTGTGGTCAGTTCACGAAGAAGGATGCATGCAACAAATCGTCTCTGTGCGGTTGGACGGGGAAGACGTGCAAGATCAGGGTGAAGCCGATCGTCGATAGGACACAGGTTCTGAAACGAATGGCAACGACACTTGTGACGAACGAGAAGCAGCGTGCGCTCGTGTTGGACGAACGCCTCTCGCCCTTTTTCAGCACGGTGCTGTACTTGGAGATGCCGCATGAACTCATTGTCACGCGAATCTAAGCATCCTATGAACTTCTAGTAAACAATCAAAAAAATCACCCTGGGGTTCCAGATTGATTTTTTAGGTTCTGATGGGAATCGAACCCACTACTTTTCGGTTAACAGCCAAACGCTCTACCGATGAGCTACAAAACCAGGTGGATGCGCCAATGGGGAATCGAACCCCAGCCGAGAGGATGGAAACCTCTAATTCTGCCACTAAACTATTGGCGCTCTGGGGTTTTTATTGATTTTTTTGTTTGGTCATTCCATTCTTTACGCCTTCACGACGGTGGGCTTGATGAAGTGGACCTTCAGGAAGGACTGCAGGTTCAGGTAGGTCACCTCGTCCTTGTCGGACACGCGCAGCAGCTTGGCGAGCGCGGCGTTGGGGAGGATTCGGCGCTTGAACGTGGGGTCGAAGCAGCCGTGCGTCTTCACGTACGTGGAGATGAACTTGGTGACCTCCGTCTGGGAGCGCTTGGAGCCGGCGGAGAGACCCATGAAGGCGGACAGCTCGTCCGTCAGGGGGCGCTGGACCAGGAAGGCATTGTTGGCGCGGCGAGCCTCCCATGCGGCGCGCTCCTCGGGCGTCATCGTCAGGGGATCCTTCCGCTTCTTCTTCTTGGAGTCACGCGCCTCCTTCTTGGACTGCTTCGCCGCCTCCTGGACCTGCTTCACCGCCTCGCGAACCTTGGTCGTGAACTCCGTGCCGAGCGCCTTGAGCTTCTCGGACAGGGAGGACAGGAGCGCATCGGCAGAGGCGCTGGGGACAACCTCGGCGACCGCGACCGCGGGGGCGGACACCGTGGGGAGGACGACCTCCGCCTTGGCGGCGACTGCCTTGACTGCCTTGGGCGCCTTGGGGGCGGCGGCTGCCTTGGGGGCGGGGGTGGCGGCGACGGGCGCGGCGGCGGGGGTCTCAGATGCCTTCTTCGTAACGGTCTTCTTCTCAACAGCCATCTTGTTTGTCTTAGTGACAGTCTTCGTGGTCTCCATTTCTAACGCGTTGATATACTTCTTACCACCCGCGCGCATGTAAATTGGTTTCGTATGAAAATATTAGCAACGATACAACGCCGACATCAACATGAAATGAAAGGGGTAGTGGTCGGCGTGCTCCGCGACCATCATCATCAGCATGTACGCTGACTGCAGCATGTAACTTTTCGTTTCGGAATTGTAGCATAAATTAATCATTCGATTGCATCGCATGATGATCTGTGGGTCGAGTGGGTCTCGTCGACTCGTGCGCAGATCGTCTCTCAGAAACCGGAAGGCGGTGATCAGTTGCAGTTTCCCAAATCGAGTAAACATACGGGGGTCGACGTCGACGAATCCATTGTCAACGAGTGTTTGGCAAATCACATTCCATCGGCACGCCAGTCTTTCTGGGAACGTATCCTGCTCGGCAGGCATTGACATCTTATGCCGTCGGCGATGCGCCCAGATCACGCGAAGTCTGCGTCGGACATCGACCGAGAGTGGGACTTTCGTGTATGGATTTGTGGGAGCAAAGGAGCGAGATCCCCACGTCCACAACGTCCCGAAATCAAACCACCAAACCTTGCCGTTCTCGTCGAACGAGAAGTAGTCCATGGGGTACTGCCGCTCCTTCTCCTCGCAGGTCACTACATCCTCGTCGTTCGACACACCCTTGCGGCACAGCACCCCCGGACCGCAGAGCGCAAGGTACCTTCGAACCAACCACCCTCGTATGAGCGCCTGGAACCTCGCAATTCTCCCGATCTTCGTTGCATTGACAACCGCCCAGAGCGCGACCGTCTTTGCCTTTGCGTGCCGTCCACAGAGTGTGAGTGCCCCAATCGCTTTTGCCGAACACTGTAGTTCCGACTTCTTGTTTTTAACGGCAGCGCACCGTTGCATTGTTTCTTCTGAGGATGCTTGTTGTAAGTTGGACGGAATCAGGAAACATGAGTGGAAAATGGAAGTTGGGCGTCCAACCCACTGAGATAGCACAAACAGACACAATGGCAACCAACGCAATCATCAACGTCGCTTCTATCGACATCAACAAGGTTTCTATCGGCGACATTCGAGCAAACAAGGCGGGCGGTAAGACGGTTCCCGTCAAGTACAATGGGCAGAACCTTCAGCTTCGCATTCCCAAGATGATGTACTCCATGGGCGTCAATATCAAGGAGACAGAGAATGGCATGAACTACACGCTCTCTGCCAGTCTCAAGAACTGCGACCCCTTCGCGCGGGATCGTGCGTCCGCAGACGCGGGTGAGGTCGGCACGCTCTACAATTTCCTGAAGGATCTCGAGGAGAAGGTTCTTCAGGCATCCGTCAAGAGCAGCGGACAGTGGTTCGGCAAGACTCGCAAGGAGGAGATCCTGCGTGAGAGTCTAAAGTCGTTGATGAGTCCTTCGGTGGACAAGGTCAATGGCGAGTGGGTGCCCAACGGCAAGTATCCTCCCAGCTTCCGGATGAAGGTCCCGGTCTACGACGGCAAGGTGTCGATGGACGTGGTTGACAACGAGGGGCATCCGATTGCAATGACGCCCGAGAACCTTGAGGCGGTCTTCCCCAAGCGAGTTGAGGCGAGCATCGTGGTCGCACCCTCCATCTACGTCAGCGGGCAGGGATTCGGGGTCACGTGGCGCATCGGGTACGCGCGCGTCCTTCCTCCCCAGCGCCTGACGGCAGCGCAGGTCTTTGCGGATGAGATGGATGAGGAGGTCACTGAGACGGCGCCTCCTGCGCGGGAGTCTGAGACGGTTGAGGAGACGGCGGAGGAGGAGACGGTGCCGTTTGATGCTCCTGCTCCTGCTCCTGCTCCTGCAGCGAAGAATCGGCGCCGAGTGGTTGCAGTTGCGTAATCAGCGACCAAACACGGGATGAACTAGGCGGGACGCAAACAATCATATCATCGTCCAAAAACAAGATTTTTTCCTTTGACGGGAAGTCGAGTGGGCGCGCAAATCCGTGTTCAAAGGGTGTCAACGACTTCTTGCTGCACTTGTTGCACTCCACCACCTCGGGCATCTTCATCAACATTGCGGGACTGATGACGCGGGTCGGACCTTGGAGGCAGTGCTCCAGGAACAGGGTGGGTGTCGTCCACCCATTCGCCAAAAACAGTTCCGCACTTCGTTGTGGGAGAGTCGACCAGATCGTGTCGTGCGACTCCCACTCCTCCTCTTGCAGCAGCGTCGCAAAGGGGTTCTCGTGAAACCAGAGTGTCTGGAACTTCGAGTGGTTCACCGGATCATGCTCAACACAGCCAACCCGCTCCAGCTCTTCGCTGTACAGCCAATACACGTTTGCATGAGCGTACTTCTTGTCGCGAGATCCGCGATAGACTTCGCGATCGTCAAACGTCCAAAGGTCGCTCACAACGTCAATGTCGTGCTCGACAATGTCCCGCGACACGTCGGTATACACAAACCCAGGTGAGACGACTGAGAACATTCCTTACTCAAACTTCACAGTAATCCTCGCGTCATGATGACGCACCGACTTGGTTGCGGAGCGAGAGAGTTCATGCCTCTTCCGCCGAGTTCCATCCTCCACCTGCTTGGACTGAAGTGTCACGGAGCACGACTCCATGTCCGCATGAACGGCATTGTAATTCGACTCAAGAAAGTCGAGCACTTCATCCTGGATCGCCCACTCGAAGAAATTGAGTTGACCCACCGTCGTGTCGAGTCCCATGAACTGAATGCGCTTCCATCGACAAAAAGGGTCAAACATCTTTTTGCTGTATGCCTTCAAGTGCGACTTGTAGGCGAGATAGACAATGACGTGGCGTCCACCTGTTGTGAGGAAGGAGATGTTGTGCTTCTTCGCGTAGTTCGTAACAAGCCAATCGAGCAGACGAAGACTGATATTGGACCCCCCCGACAGAATTGACTGCACGCGCTCAAAGTTTGCGGAATTGGAGTAGAACGCCTCGAGTCTGTGAAGAACCCACTGTTCCTTGCTCTGAATCACTTCCATCTTTGCTGGTTTGCGTTCGTCCTGTGAAAACACCTTCATCGAATCACATCAATGGAAGACCCCGCAACGCTTGAAAAGAACGAGAGGATTCGCAAGGAGTTTGAGGAGGAACTCGCGAAGATGTACGGCAAGATCGACAACGACTCCTTCGTGGACAATGAGATTGTAGCAGGGGCAGACCTTGCAGCCCTCCCTGAGTATGAGCGCTCCTTTGGAGAAATGATTAACGAGATGTTTGCCAAACTCCCGGGCGAGGTGCGATGGATGGAGGGTGCAGAGAGCCACGAGACGTATGAGATGTCGGTAAAGGCACTGTATGGCGACATCCAGAAAACGGACGTTCACGCAACAAGTGGCATAGAGAGCAATGGAGCAGCTACTGAGAACTTGGTTGCTGGACAACCGTCCGTACACCCACCTGAACAAGCGGGTGAGGCACTTTGCGATGGCGGCGATGGTGCTGCAACCCGAACTGACATGGTCGGCGACGTATCGTCGATTCAAGCGACTGGCGAATGAGATGATGGGGGGTGAGATCGGTCTGCTGTGGAGACGGGATCGGTGTTTCGAGCGAGTGATGCGGATGTACGGTCACAACGACCAGCGCTCCGTCGCGTGGCTCAACAAGCGGGGGACAATGATCACCGCATCGGAAGTCAGCAAGGTGTTTGGATCTGACGCCTCCCGACTTGAACTCATGCTCAAGAAGCTGGAACCTCCCGCAACAGTCGAATCCAACGGTGCGGGAATTCCTGCGCTCATGTGGGGCATTCGCTTTGAACCCATCGCCAAGCAGATCTTCGAGGAGACAACTCACTGCAAGGTGTATGACGTGTCGTGCGTCTCCCACCCCGTCTACGACTTTCTGGGTGCCTCCCCCGACGGACTGATTGTTCCGACGAATGGGGACGAGAAGCGGTACGGTCGACTCGTTGAGTTCAAGTGCCCCATGTCTCGCGAGATGAAGCCGGAGATCCCGTCGTCGTACGTGCACCAAATGCAGATGCAAATGGAGTGCACGGGGATTGATGAGTGTGAGTACGTTGAGTTTCGGTTCAAGGTGGTGAAGTACCACGAGTGGCTTCAATTCACGGGACGCAAGGGGTCCTTTGCAGTGTATGAGGACGGGAAGGTCGTGTACAACGCAACAATCTCCAATGACGACTCGCAGATCCTGTACTGGACGCTCGCATCCATCAAGTCGGATTTCGTGCCAAAGGATCCTGCGTGGTTGCCGACTGGGATTGAGGCAATGACGTCGTTCTGGAGCGAAGTTCTTAAGCATCGTGCAGCGGGGACAACTCCGCCGCCGCCGCCTTCCAAGATCCCTACAATTGATCTATGAGTTAAAGACAGCGCGGGGGTGAATACAAATGGAGGACGCACTTGGACCAATTGGAGCGGGTATTGTCGGACTCTCGATTTACGTGATTCTCAAGGCAATGTGGTGGGCGGGGGAGTATGAGGATGTGGTACCGCCGCCTCCTGTGGCTCCGCGCCCGATTCCGCCCTTAAAGAAACGAAAGAGGTGGGAGGATTAACCCCAGCACCTCCACCACTTTTTTTGTACAGACGCATACTTCGTATTCCACTCATCAATACTGAATTGATTCCCCATACTGACATTGCATCGCGCACAGATGGGGCGTAGATTGTAGATGTCCGTCGTCCCCCCTCGGCTCTCGGGGATGTTGTGTCCGCACTGGAAATCAAACACGTTAACAATGTTCTTGCACCAAACTACCTCACATTTCGACTGAAACTTCGGTCCAATGTGAACGAGCCAAACCTGCTCACGAACTGCCTTGGGGATTTTTGATTTTGTATACATTGGGATCTTTACGTGATGTAGCTCTTAAACTGATTTACCTGAAACGGCGTCTGGGTGCCCTCCAGCGGCGCCATGCTGTAAGGTGCAGCCTCGAAGTGGTTTGTGCGCTGGACGTACGACGAGTCCTCATAGTCCATTGTACGCTTCTCCTGAGTCATGTCGACCAGCTCCTTCGAGAACTTCTCCTTGGACGACAGCGTGAGGATGTACAGGACGGCAAGGAACGCCACCACCAATCCGAAAATAGGAATACCGTACTTCATTGTTCACTCACCCGAAAAAAACGGATGGTTTCGAATCTAGTCATTTAACAAGGTACATCATGGAGGACACCGCACTTGCTACTTTGCGCACAATGCTCGGGCGACGAAAGCTCGACACGAAGACGGATCGGGTGACGACAGACGAGAAGGCGATGGAAGCGACGAACCTTTATACAATCGGCGGGATCCTCGTCGTCTTCAGTCAGAAGGACAAGGTGCTTGAACGCGACATCAACAATTTCCTGAAGTTTGCGGGGGAAAACACGTATACCAACGGCGTCATCATCGTTGCAATGTCTCCCCCCTCTGACAACGTGTCCCGCGTCGTCAAGTCTCATGCGAAGCAACGAGTGCAGTTCTTCCACATCCGCCAACTCCAGTTCGACATCACGACGCATCGAATGGCAATGCCTCACCGAATCCTGAACGAGGACGACAAGCAGAAGATGTTCGAGGACTACAAGATCTCAGACCCCGCGAACCAGCTGCCGTACATTGATTCACAGGACACGATGGTCAAGTGGGTTGGTGCGATTCCTGGCGATGTGATTGAGGTTCTGCGACACAGCGACAGTGCGGGGCGAAGTCTGTACTACCGCTATTGTGTCGAAGATGTTTCTGTGACGCAATAACAATGGAGGATTTGAAGAAGACGTTTCAACGCCAGGAGGCAGAGTACGAGGCGGCGATCGCAAAGGGGGATGCCGAAGGCGCGAGGCATGCAAATCTGCAATTGGCACAGACCGTCTCGGCCCTTCTAGCCGCGGCAACGGCAGACCCAACACAGATCGACACCTATCGCGACGAACTTGTTCGGAAACTCACTCGAATTCAGCATGATTACAACGGACTCATCGCAAGCACGGACTCGCTCGAAACACTTCGGCGGATTCGGGAGTATGAGTCAACCAAGTTTGATGCGACATTCACGCTCTACCTTTTTGCATTTGGAGTCTCGTGTGCGTTCCTGTTTGTGGTGCTGCTGTTCAAACGTCAACCTGTGGCAACGAGTGCAATGAGCGTCATCAGACCGAGCACAATCGCGCCCTTTACGTAGAGCGTCGTGTTGTCGACCGCGTCGACGGACGGAGCACGTTGCTGTGCGGCAATGTACTCATCCTGAAGTCGGGGTCCTTCGGACTGAATGAACCTTGATTTCTCATGCAGATCCACCAGCGTCTTGTTCGTGTCCTGGTACTTTGCCAGGAAGTCGCGAATGTACTGCTGGTTCTGCCCGATGTTGTTCTTCCGTGCCTCAATTCGGTCTTCAATCCCCCTTTGCGCAAGTTCATACGCCGTCTTGTTTGCGACGTTGCCAGTCACACGATACTCGGACAGATTGAACCTGTATGCGCGAGTCAGCGTCGCAAAATCATCCTCGACCTCGGTCATTATTCTTGTTGGCTATAAACAAAATGGGAACCTCTCCGTATCAGCTCGTTGGCGACACGCCCTTTCGTGCCCAGGTGGGTTCAGCCTCCGACAACACTCGCTACATCCGCCTTGCCGCTCAGGTTGCGCCGTACCTCGCCTCTGGCGCCGTGCCCAAGGGCAAGTGGCAGTCCCCGTCGGCGAGCACGGAGGCTCGGTACACGCTCCCGATTTTCGGCAGCATCAGGTCTTCTTTTCCCAATCGTTAAGTAATGGGAGCAGGCGCATCGACTGTTTCGGACAATCCAGATCCGACGGTTGCGGAACATTCAAAGATCCAAGGACAGTATGCCGCGTTTGCGGTTAAGAGCACTGCCGATTCGCTCAAACCACTGCGACCGCCGACACAGCCCGCGTCCGACATTGAGGCGGCACGGAAATCAATCCTAGCAACGGCAGCCAAGAACCTCCATCTAATCCAAGTCGCGCTCACGACGATTCTGATTGCGTTGTTGATATACGTCCTCATTCCAGCACCCTACGCTCACGGAATTGCGTTTCTGACTCTGTGTGTCGGAACGGCAGTAGGAATCTATCTCACCAAACTATAATGGGGAATTGTCCGAGCGAGTTCACACTATCACCCGTCGGGATGTTTCAATGTGTAGCACCCTGTCCTGCTGACAAGGGATTTCAACTGTCAGGCGACGCATCGGGAACTGTTTGTAGGTACATCGCGGATCCATCCCACAACGTTCTGCTGCGTCCCCTCCCCTCGGTGGTTGTTCCAGAAGGAAAGAGCAAGGTCTTCAGCTACAAGACACTCGAGAATGCAAATCTGTATGACGCTGAACTGATCCGAGTTCAGAATGCACTGGCGATCGAGTATGGCAAAATCGACGGGCAAACGAAGGTCGGCAACGCGTTCAAGGCGCTCCAAGATGCCGAGAACGTTCGCGGTCAAGCACCCGACGCCTACCAGACGGCACGAGTCAACTACTACACTCTGACGAAGGGCGACGGATGGGTCAACGAGGAGAAGGCGCGGATTGCAGCGTCGGAAGCACAACCCGTCATTGACCAGTATGCCAGCACAACCAGCGGTCTCGATCAGCAGATCAAGCAGCAGCAGTCCACCATCGATGTTGTCAACGGCGTCAAGGACAAGGTTCTCAGCGTCGAGGACGACATGGCGTACTCGGTCGGCGCATTCAGCAAGCAGATTGCAGACGTCAAGAATCAGATCAACATGCAGCGCCACGCGAAACTGCAAGAGGACGCGGACAAGTCAAATGGATGGATTGAGATCCTGTTGAACATCCTGATTGTGCTCACCACACTTGCAGCGATCTTCTTCCTCGTGCGCAAACTCTCGGCACGACCGGTTGCACAACCCAAGACGTTTGTTTCGCGAACATAACCCACATTCTTAAAGACAATGGAAGTCAACGACCCCCGACCCGTCACCGACTTTCAAAAGACAACCTTTTGCGGACATCCGAGATCGCATGTCACCAAAGTGTTGATTCAGAACATCCAACTCGGGCACGCCGATTACACGTGCTACTGGACGCTCGAACTGCTGTGTTCGGGACTCGTGCACACGCTGTGGGACACTCTGTTTGACGCCGCCGCGCTTCACATCAATCGCGCCCAGCCACAGGTGTTTCTGTACTTGGCAGATGCGTATGAGAAGTATGCGCCGTACGAAGCAGCGTATGCCATCTCCAACATGACGAGCATCCGAAACAACCTTGACGTGAGGAATGCGGTTTGTCGAGTTGCTGCAACCCTGTCGCTGTGCCGCAAGAGCAAGTTGCCGTCGTTGCCGACAATGAAACCCGCCCATGATTTCGACCCTGTTACGATTCGTGAGAGTTTGAAGGCACCTTCTTCGCTGTTTGGGCGACTGGTGCTCCGTCCCCAGGATCCTCTCCCCGTTGCCGTTCCAATCAATGAGTTCGTGTACTGCCTTCGCCCCGACGTGCGCGATCTCGTTCGGTGTTTGTACTGGATGTCCTGGACGCTCGCGTATGCCAAGGAACACAAGAAGCAGACGAAGGAGAATCTGATTTTCGCCGATCGGTCGGATGAGTTTGTTGTCACTGCACACGGGAATCACATCGTGTGGCTGTTCTGGGATGCGGTGAAGAAGCAGACACAGGCGCATGCCCGTCCAGTGGTGGACGTGCTGTACAAGATGTACACCCTGCGATGGAGTCCCACCGAAGCTCGGTCGAAGCAGCCCCTGCTGGTGGCGGCAATTGTTCTGGTTTGCGAGGGCACGACACTTGACACAACGATCGTTTCAGGCGACAGCGCAGCAGTGTCGAACGTCCTGGGCGGCATGCCTGGATGGATCGATGCCATCACCCGAATGCAAAAGAGTTTCTCGACGTAAAAAGCATAGAATGCAGATCCCGGGTGTTTCTCCGCGAGTGAGTCATTTGATTCTCATTGCCCTCCTCTTCTACGTCGTCTCGAATCCGGGCACGTACATCTTCACCAACGGCGTGCTGGGTGGTCTTCTCGGCAAGCTCGCGCAGTACAATGGCGCGCCCACGACGCTTGGAATTTGGCTTCACACCGCCGTCTTCATCCTGGCGCTGACCTACCTCCACTGAAAACGGATCCAGGAAATCGAATCCAATTCATTGCAACAATCAACATGGCATCACGATACATCCCCGAGGTCTCCGCCTCAAAGGTCGCCGCTCTTATCGGCATGAACCCGTACAACACTCCCGAGACGGTGATGTATGAACTCTTCCTCAAGGACGGCGCAATCAAGACACAGATCGCGGCAATTGAGGCGGAGAACAAGCTGCGTCCGCTTGGAAACATCAAGAATGCAATTCTCTACAATCCTGAAATCAAGGGATGTGTTGCCCAAGCGCTGGAGAAGTGCAAGACGAGCACGGACCTCGCGCCGATTCTAGCGGACGTGGAGCAGCATGCGAAGATGGTGCTGGACTTCCGGTTCCCCGATCTCACGCCGGAGGTTCGGACACAGATGATCAGTGAGGTGCGTGGCAAGGTGGCACAGCAGCGTGGACTGAACAATGAGAACACGGTGCTCAACACGTATGAGGAGGACAATGGGGTGGAGGTTGCTGAGCGCAACACCCGGACCTTCCGCAAGGATTTCGGCGAGTTCAAGATGGTGGGTCGGACGGACGGTTGGGTTGCGGCACACAACCGCATCGTGGACGCCAAGGACCGGACTCGCAAGTGGGCATCCGTCCCGATCTACGATGAGATTCAGTTGCGGTGCTACATGAACATGTCGGGAGCCGACGAGTCCGAGTTGGTGGAGCGTTTCCCCGATGGCACGAAGCGCAACACCCGGTACTTGAACGATGCGATCAAGTGGAAGTCGATTGAGGACGGGCTTCGGGGGCAGGTGGCAAAGATGCAGAGCGCACTTCTCAACCCCGAGGAGCTAAAACGAATCATCGAGATGAATGCGATGAAGATGGAGTAAGATGATGATCGAACTGACAAACTGCATTCCCGACGAGTGGAATGGGAAGGAGACAAAAACCTACGAAACCAAGTACATTTATATTGGGTTTCGACGGCTGAATACGGCGACAAACAAGATGCAAACGATTGAGGTGAATCCAGATGGAACGTGGACGTTCCAGGAAGAGGACAATCTTCACAGCGGGGTGCTCTCGCGCTCCTATAACACGGAGCTGGTGACGATCACAGAGTACTCACAGACTCCGCGCGTTTGGTCGGAGTCCATTGACCCCGAACATATCTTCTTCTTCCGCCAAATGAACTAGCGGCGGAAAAAACGACCGAAGCACCCAACGACCTCATCCTTGATCTTGGAAACGAGGGGGTTCTTGGAACCAATGATCATTGCACGGACGGCAAGCGGAATCACATTCTTGATAACGAAGAGAGCCGCATTTTTCTCGTCGCTACCAACGCCCGATGCCATCACAGCGTATCGCAGTGTGTCCTCGAGCAGCTCCATCTTCTCCTTGCCCTCAATGTCATTGATCTTCTCGATCTCGTGCACCAGTTCAATTGCGGTCGGCAGGAGGTCCTGGAAGTTGACGCGATCCTTGATAATGAGATACAGTCGGCGGACGTAGATATCAACCTTCTCAGGCATGGTGGCGAGTGCAATCTCACTCGGGGCGACAATAGTCGGGGTCTCGGTGGTCTCAGACATTTGCGGTGTTCTTATACTTTAGAAACTCCCAGCAGTGTGTAAACGGATGGATTTCGGAAACATTCTATCAACCGCCCTCGCGACGCTCATCGTGCTTGTCGTCATCCACATTGCAGTGTTTTGGATGGTTCGCACGCTCTACCCCCCTGCCCCCCGAGTTGCGCCGGCGCCCATCGTCGTCAATCCCCCGCAAGTGACGTTTGCCCCTGAGAAAACGGAAATCTTCACGCAACCACCCGTATTGGAGCAACTGCAGACCGTGAATGTACCAACGTATGAAGCACCTATTTCCCTGGAAACCGCTGGCGAGACAGGGAGTACCAACATCGACGATGTCCTCCAAAGCACCACAGGTTAGTGGCGTTCCGGGGTGGATACTGCTGAGCCACGATGCAGACGGGAGGGGACAAGCACTGTTTGCTGATGCCAAGGGTCAGCGCCAGGAACCGATTCGAATTGTGTTGGATGAGCGAATGTGTTGCGACACGGTGCTGCGCGTCGTAAAACTATCAAAGGACATCTTTGTTGTCGCGGACATCCTGTGGCTGA